CGATGTAAATGTAATTGATAGGCTTATGGATGGGGTAAAGGCTGATATGGTGTTTACTGATAGTCCGTATGGCATAAACGCAGTAGGCGATAACGGAGAAGTTGGTGCCGATTTTGGTATAGCAAAGAAAGGCAAGTACAAAAAGATAATTGCAGACGATACAACCGAAACAGCACAACAGGCTTATGACATTTACTCACAACTTTGCAACAAGATGATTTTATGGGGTGGCAACTACTTTCTTGATTTCCTTCCTCCGAGCGATGGTTGGCTTATATGGGATAAGCGAGGGGAAAGTGGTATCAGAAACACCTTTGCAGATGGCGAGATGGCTTGGTGCAGTTTTCATACACCTGTTAGGATATATCATCAGCTATGGAACGGCATGATAAGAGAGGGCGAGCACGAAAAACGAGTTCATCCTACACAAAAGCCTGTGCGAATGCTTGGCGAGGTATTGAAAGACTTTACAAGCGAGAGCGACATTGTTCTTGATGTATTCGGCGGTAGTGGTAGCACACTAATAGCCTGTGAACAGTTAAACAGAAAATGCTATATGTGCGAACTCGATCCGAGATACATCGACGTAATAATCGAACGATGGGAGAATTTGACCGGCGAAAAAGCCGTATTGATAAGCGAGTAATATGGACACACTTGCGACGAGAGCGCTCGAAGAAAAAAACAGAATAACAGCCATATTAAACGACGCGGGCATATCCGAACGGCGTATGCAGACGCTTGCGCCGATAATCGAAAACGTGTCGTGGATGCGGGCGAAACTGGACGACTCGCGGCAGCTGATAAAAAACAGCAACATCGTCGTGCCGTATGACAACGGCGGCGGGCAGAAGGGCATCAGAGAAAATCCCGCGTTCAAGGGATATGAGGCGTTGTGGAAGGCGTATATGCAAGGAATGAACCGAATACTCGACACGCTGCCTCCGGAGGAGATACAAGCGGCAACGGATAACGAAATCAGACCGCAGACTGTACTCGATGCGATACGGGCAAAACACAACAAGCCATGAAAGGAAGTCAGGAACCGAGAATAAAAGTCGAGCCGCAAAGGGCATCCACCGACGGAACCGATGCGGCTATTTTGATGACTGAATATGGATATGACCTCGACAGATGGCAGAGCGATGTCATCGACTGCTGGCTCGGCAAGGACGAGGCGGGCGAGTATAACGTCACGTCGGCGGGTCTGAGCCTGCCACGGCAGAATGGCAAGAACGTCTGCATCGAGGCGAGAGAGTTCTTCGGGCTTGTTGTTAATGGCGAGAAGATACTGCACACGGCGCATCAGGTGCGCACTAGCAAGAAGTCGTTTCGCAGGCTCGCGGCGATGTTCACAGACAAGACGCATCCTGAGGCCACAGACCTTGTCAAGCAAGTCAGATATACAAACGGCGAGGAAGCCATCGAGCTGCTGAACGGAGGCACGATCGAGTTCTGCGCAAGGTCGCGCCAGGCGGCGCGAGGTTTCGATGGCATCAGCCTTGTGGTTTTTGACGAAGCCCAGGAGCTGACCGACGACCAGGTCGAGGCAATAATGGCAACCCTGTCGGCATCCGCAACAGGCACGAGGCAGTTGATATACTCAGGCACACCGCCGTATCCGGGCTGTCCGGGCGATGTGTTCAGGCGCAGACGGACCGCAAGCATCGAGGACCCCGGCAAACGCGACAGCTGGCACGAATGGAGCGTGGCGGCAGACAGCGTCGCTGAGATAAACGTCGATGACCGCGAACTGTGGTACATGACAAACCCGGCGCTCGGCATCAGACTGTCGGAGGACTTCACCGAAGAAGAACGGCGGTCGCAATCTGTCGACGGCTTCGCCCGTGAGCGACTAGGCTGGTGGACACCGGTGGTCAAGCACGAACTCGACTATGCAATCGACCGCGATGTGTGGGAGGCTTGCAAGTCGACCGAACCAAAGCCGGACGGCAAGACCGCATACGGCGTAAAGTTCTCGGCGGACGGGTCGACTGTTGCTTTATGCGGTGCAGTCATTCCTGACAATGGAGCAGCGCGGATCTCGCTGATAGACCTCAGGCCGACCGGACACGGTATCGGGTGGCTTGCTGACTGGCTTAACGAAAGATACAAGAAGGCAAGCTGCGTGGTGATAGATGGGCGGAACGGAGTCGACGTTTTGGTGGAGCGGATCGCGGACACCTGGAAGATAAAAGGTTCGGTAATACGGCCGACCACACGCGATATGATAGCGGCGACAAGCACGCTGACCAACGCGCTGAATGAGCAGTCGGTCACATGGTTCCATCAGCAGGAGGCGCTGAACGACAGCGCAATAACATCGGTAAAACGCTCACTCGGCGGTGGGTGGTGTTTCGGTGGAGATAATTCAACGCCAATAGAGGCGGCATCACTTGCGCTGTGGGGAGCGCAGAACAGCAAGCGAAATCCAAACAGAACGATGAGGATCGGTTAATGAAAACATTAAACATCAACAATGTGGCGGGTCTCCCGAAGGCTGAGAGTGAAATCCTTGCGGAGCTTGTAAGGATATATAACAGCCATCTGGAGCCAAACAAGACAAAAAGAAAATATTACGAGGGACACATCAAGCTCCGCGACGTCAATCTCGACATCGCGCTGCCTGATAACATGGAGGGTCCTGAGATCGGGTGCGAGTGGGGCGCAAAGTGCGTCGACGTACTCGCAAGCCGCTCGATGTTCGACGGATACGTCGGTAGAAACGGCGGCAACGCGGCCGAAATGAACGAGATCCTTGAGCAGAACAATCTCTGCGATCAGTACATGATGGCTGTCAGGGACGAGCTTCAGTTCGGCAGCACGTTCGCAACTTTATCAGCTGACCCTGAAAAGAAGTGCCGCATCAGGTTCCACTCGCCGATGACAGCGTCGGCGATATGGGACGGCGAGCGCGGACAGATCGCGGCGGGCATGGCGATAGTGGATGTCGGCCTCGACGAAGCGAGGAAAACATACAGCCCGAAGGCGGTGAACCTGTACACCGATGCGGCGATATGGGAGCTTCGCAGAGACGGACAAAAGTGGACGGCCACCGAGCATGGTCACGACATGGGCAGACCGCTCATGGAGCCGATGGTGTGGAACGCGACAAGCATCAAGCCGTTCGGCCGCTCAAGGATAAAGGAACCGATAAGGCGTTTAATTGACTGCTACGTCAGAACCATCGCAAACGCGACCATCGGTCTCGAGTTCAGCACAACGCCTCAGAAGTATCTGCTCGGCCTTACTGATGAGCAGTTCGAGACGGTGGTCAACCAGAAGTTCAAGCAATACATCGGCAGCATCATCGCATCGACGGTCAATCCAGAGACTGGCGAAAAGCCGACATTCGGACAGCTTCAGCAGGGCACCATCGAGCCGCACGTTCAGATGATCAGACTGCTCGCGACGCAGTTCAGCGCGGCGACCGGTCTGACAGTCACCGACGTCGGCGTAATAAACGACGCAAATCCGACAAGCTCGGATGCAATACTCGCGCAGTCACAGACGCTGGTGCTGCTGGCGGAACAGCTGAACGCGGGCAACGCGCAGTCGCTGATCACCATCGGCAAGATGGCGCAGGCCATCGCGGGACAGAAAACGCTTGACCAGCTGACCGAGGAAGAGAACGGCATCATCCCGCACTTCAAGAACCCCGCGATGCCATCGGTGGCGGTCACGGCAGATGCGGCGGTGAAGATCGCGTCGGCGCGTCCGGAGTTCGCGGGGACAGACACATTCCTGGAAATGATAGGCTTCGACCAGGCGGACATCAGACGCATAAAGGCTCAGGAACAGCGAGAGCGAGGGCTTCAGGTCCTCGAGGAAGTCGCGGTCAGTGAGGCGTAGCTTATGGCAAAGACGTACACAATCAGCAAAAGACAATGGGCGAAGTACGTCGCGCTCTTAAAGCGTATGCAGGACAGGGCTGCCGATGAGATGCTGGCCTTCATGAGTTTGCCACGCATCCAAAGGCTGACCGGCACCGAGTATTCACAGGCGATAATCGACTACGGATATGCGCTCGCCACAAAATACGGCGAGGGCGCGACTGCGGTCGCTTGCGACTGGTATGATGCCATCGCGATGGCCGAGGGAGTGGATTTACTGCCGGCGGCACCGGCGAACACGGCAACGATGGACGAAGTCGCAAAGGCGGTCAACGGCACACTAAAGACAGGCAACGCCGAAATCGTTGCGAGTGCCATCGGAAGGCTCACAAAGCAAGCGGCAGCGGATACCACTCTGCAAAATGCAAAACGAGACGATGCGTATTTTGCTTGGGTGGCTCGCGGTGATACCTGCGCATACTGTCTGACGCTCGCAGGGCTTGGGTGGCAAAAGGCCGGCAAGCTGACCCTGGAGGGCGGACACGCGGAGCACATACACGCGAATTGTGACTGCGAATATGCTATCGACTTTAAGGGCGATCTCGAAATCGAGGGATATGATCCTTACGAAATCAATCAGTCGATTCTGGAAATGACCGGCGAGGAATATGACTCCGAGGACATCATCAGGATGTCAGGGCACAACGCCAAAGGGCACGACCACACGGCGTTAAATGAGATTAGACGCAAGTTTTACGCAGATAACAAAGAAACCATCAACGAGCAAAAGCGGAGCGCATACGCCAAAAGAATGGAGCGCAACAGTTCCGCAGCTGAAGAAATAAACGTTGATTAGAGAGCCGCGACCGGCTCTTTTTTCATACAACTTTTACGCAACTCACAGCGGTTAACAGGAGGTTTAAAATGGCAGAGGAAACAACTGCAAAAGAAGTTACGGCAGAACAGCCGGAGCGCACATTCACCCAGGCAGAGATGGACGCCATCATCGGCGACCGCCTCAAAAGGGAACGCGCAAAATATTCGGACTATGATGATTTAAAGGCAAAGGCGACAGCATACGATGCAGCCGAAGAGGCAAACAAAAGTGACCTTCAGAAGGCAAACGAAAAAGCCGAGTCGCTGCAGGCTCAGCTCGACGCGCTGACGAAGGCGAACCAGGAGAGAGAGCTGAGGGAACGCATCTCGAGCGAGACAGGCGTTCCGGCAAATCTGCTCCGGGGCGGCAACGAGGATGACCTGAGGGCACAGGCCGAGGGCATCAAGGGCTTCGCAACAGCCTCGAAGGCATCATATCCGACAGTCAAGGACGGCGGCGAGACATCGGTGCCGTCAGTCACAAAAGAGCAGATCCTAGCGATAAAAAGCGAAAAGGACCGGCTCAAGGCAATTCGCGAAAACATAGAATTATTTAAATGACGGAGGATTTAAAAAATGGCAAATCTGGCAATTCAGGCACAGGCTCAGGAAGTCAATGCAGTAGTTAAGTTCGAGTCCGACCTTCACAATCTGCTCGCACTTCTTGGCAAAGAAGATGTAAACGTAGTAGCACCGGGCACAGCTTTTAAGATCTATAAGAGCTCCGGCACACTCAGCTCGGCAACAGTCGCAGAAAAGGCACTCATTCCTGACAGCGGCATCGCTGTGGACGACGGCACACTGGTAGAGGTCGACTTCAGCAAGTTCAGAAACCTCGTATCAATCGAGAAGATCGCAAAGATCGGATACGACAGAGCAGTAGGTGGAGCAAACACAGAGCTCGTTAGACAGGCTCAGGCAAAGGTAAGACAGTCTGTAATCGCAGCAACAAACGTGACCGGAACAGGCACAGCAACAGCCTCCACATTCAAGGCTAAACTCGCAAAGGGTGCAGCTTATGTCGCAAAGAAGTTCGAGGATGTGGTTTACAGCCCTATCCACTTCGTAAATACTGACGATGCTTACGACTATCTCGGTTCTTCCGACATAACGATCCAGAACGCGTTCGGCATCCAGTACATCGCCGACTTCATGGGACTCGGCACTGTAATTCTCGACAGCAACATCACAGCCGGCACAGTATTCTCGACAGCTTGCGAGAACCTTGATGTCGTTGCTGCAAACTGCGCTATGATCGACGGCATGGATATGACCACAGACGAGAGCGGACTGATCGCCGTTCACGTTTCTCCTAAGTATGAGAACGGCGCAATCGAGACAGTCGTATATTCGGGCATTAAGGCTCTGCCGGTATTTGCTGACAGAGTATGCAAGGTCACAACAGCAGCATAAGAGGTGGCGATATGAAAAAGGCGGCAGTAATTGTCCCTTTCGATGACTTGACAGAAGGCGTTCACAGAGATCCTGAGGACGCCTTCCTCGTTGATGACGAAAGAGGCGAATATCTTGCAAGCCTCGGCCTTGTGAGGCTTGAAGAAGCACCAAAGGCAAAAGCGAAAAAAACAGCGAAGAAAACAAAGTGAGGTGCGGTATGGCATATGCAACAGTAAACGACGTTCAGGCTCGGATGACGAGACAGATGTCGGAAGCGGAGCAGGGTGTCTGCTCGAATTTGTTGGATGATGCCGCAGTCATTATCGATGCTTACAACTACGCGGTCGACAAGGAGGTCAAGAAGCTCGTGTCGGTCCGCATGGTATCCAGGGCAATCGGGGACGGTACTGATGCGGGTATTCCTATGGGCGCGACTCAGGGAAGTATGTCGGCGCTCGGATACTCGCAGAGCTGGACCATAGGAGCCGGCACAGCGGG